CACAGGTACACAAATCAAAACAAATGAAAACGCACCGACAGATCTTGCCGGTGCACTACGGGAAAAATTTGAAAGGAAGTAAAAAATATGGCAATTACATTAGCAGAAGCAAAAATCGGTATGGCAGACAAGGTGGATCAGCAGATTGTGGATATGTTCCGGCGCAGCTCATTGCTCCTGGACAATATGGTCTTTGACAATGTGATTTCCCCCGGTACCGGCGGCAGCACCTTGACTTACGGCTATATTCAGCTAAAGACACCCTCCACTGCGGCAGTGCGTACCATCAACGCAGAGTACACACCCGGCGAGGCAAAGCGGGAGAAGAAGACTACCGGCGCAATTATTATGGGCGGTTCCTTCCAGATCGACCGTGTACTGCAGAATACTGCCGGCGCTGCCGACGAGGTGGCATTCCAGGCAGAGCAGAAGATTAAGGCAACTGCCAACTATTTCCACAACCTGACCATCAACGGTTCTGCTGAGGAAGGTACCTTTGATGGCCTGAAAAAGCTGCTTTCCGGCACGGAAAATGAGCTCACAAGCTCTGTTTCTCTGACCTCCTCTGCAGAGCTGGATGAAAACTACAATGCATTTTTGGACGAGATGGACAGCTTCCTGAGCTGCCTGGACGGCACGCCCTCTATGCTGCTGATGAATCGGCAGATGTTGATCAAGCTGCGCTCCATAGCCCGCCGTGCCGGTTACTACGAGCGTACAAAGGACGATTTCGGCAGAGTGGTGGAGACCTATGCCGGTGTGCCTATGGTGGATATGGGCAAGTATTTCGACGGCGAAGCCACAAAGGATGTGGTGGAGACTGACGGCAGCGGCAAAACTGCGATCTATGCGGTATCCTTGGGCCTGGACGGTTTCCACGGTATCAGCCCTATGGGTGACGGTGTCATCAGCTGCTATATGCCCGATCTGACAACCCCCGGCGCCGTGAAGACCGGCGAGGTGGAGCTGGTAGCTGGCGTTGCCTTGAAGAACACCCTGAAGGCTGCTGTACTGAAGGGTATTGCTGTGGGCGCTGCCTGATCACAAGGGGGCTGCTCCTTGTGATCGATTATGATTTTTATATTAATACATATTTAGGCAGCGAGATTCCGGAAAAAACCTTTCCACGGGTGGCGGCACGGGCAAGGGATGCTCTGTGCCGTATTCGAAAGCAGTACCAGGTAAAGTGTTCCGATGCGGTATCAGAAAAAATGGCGTTATGTGCTATGGCAGAGGCATTTTACAGCTATGATGGCAGAAAAAATGGCGTCAGCTCAGCAACCGTGGGCGGAGTTTCGGTTCACTATGAAAGCAGCGCAGGACTGCAAAAACAGCTGTTGAACAAGGCTAAGATATATCTGGATATTTACAGGGGGGCAGCACTATGAGCTGCCCCCTGGATTACAGCCTGTGCGATCAGACGGTTACGATTTACCATTTGGAAAATGGTACGATCAAGCGGCAGGTGGTGGATAAAGCCTGGTATAGCTGGTACATAGAACAGGTGACGGATACGATGGGAACGAGACAGGAAACCAAGTTTTCGCTGATCCTGCCGGGATGGTATTCTATATTCCCCGGAGACAGAGTGTATGAGGGGGATGGCCCTGTGATCACGGCTGGGCAATGGTCGGAATTTCTGCCGGTTACTTTTCCGGGACTTTCGCAGGTGCAGTATGTGAAGCCTTGTTACTGGCAGGGAAGGATTTGCCATATAGAAGCCGGTAGGAAATAAAGGATTGTTTAGCTTGCTAACGCAAGCTAAACAATCAAATGCATAATTCAGAATGCATAATGCAAAATTATGGTATTTTCTCCGAAAATCATTTGAAATAGTCGCCTTCGGCGACACATTCATTCTGCATTTTGCATTTTACATTTTGCATTGAATTTATGAGCGTTAGCGATATAAATTCAAATTTATGATAGGAGAAAAAGTGATGACGGCTTTGGAAAAAATGACCGCATGGCTGCAGACCTTCCCGCTGTGGAAGGAAGAACGGCTCTATGTGGATTTTTTGGATGCGGTGCCGGGAAATGCGGGACTCTACCCCAGTGGAATGGAGGAAACGTCCAGGCGGCAGGATGTGCTGGGAAACACCACAGTACATAACCGGTTGCATTTTGTGCTGTTTCGGCGCACCCCCGGACAACAGGATAACCAGGCAAACAGTGACTGGCTTTTGCAGTTTCAGAATTGGGTACAAAGTCAGAGCGCCGCAGGGTTGGCTCCTGTTTTTGGGGACGATCCTGCGATGGAGCATATTCAGGCGCAGCAGGGAAAGCTGCAATCGGCTAATCAAACCGGCACCGGAAAGTATGCAGTAACCATTACAGCAGAATATGTAAAATTTTATTGAGGAGAGATGAACTTTGGCAAAGATTGAAAGAAAATATTTGGCGCATTTTATTAACGCCTCTGTAGACAGCAATAGTGCGGTTTACGAACGGCTGGGTAAGGATTTGGAGGAATTCAGTCCGGAGCTGTCGGCACAGGTGGACACCAAGAAAAATATTTTGGGGGAAACCTCTATTTTGATTTCCAGCTATGAGAAGACAGCCTCTGTAGAGCCTTACTATGCAGAGAAGGATTCTCAGCTTTTTGCGCGTCTGCAGAGTATTATTGACGATGGCTTAGTGCTGGATCAGCTTAAGACAGAGGTAGTAGAGGTGAAGCTTTGGGATAATGCTGAGGATGGTGTTTACCCTGCAATTCGTGAGGAGGTATATATCGAGGTTACCAGCTACGGCGGTGATACTACCGGATATCAGATCCCCTTTACGCTTCACTACACCGGCAATAAGGTTAAGGGCACGTTCAATGTGTCTACCAAGACCTTTACACAGGAATAATAGGTATTTGCTGAAGGCTCCGCTTGTATCAAGTGGAGCCTTAGGTATGTGAAATTAAAGAATATCAGGAAAGGAATGTAACTATGAAGACACTGCATTTTGACAGCGGCATTCAGGAATACAAGCTGTGCGGGGAGGGGACACTGCGGTTTAACCCAGCAGACCCCAATCTCTATGCCCGCTTTTTGGAAGCGGCGGAGAAGATTCAGAAGATTGAAATGGAGATGGCGCAACAGGCAAGCAATGTGGATACGCAGGATACCGGTGTGGCTGTGGTGAAGCTTTTGCAGGATGCGGACACCAAAATGAAGGAAACCCTGAGTTGGGTGTTCGGACAGGGGAATGACTTCCATAAGCTGCTGGGCGGTGTGAATCTGCTGGCGGTAGGTTCAAACGGTCAGCGGGTTGTGACAAACTTGTTTACTGCACTGGAGCCTATATTGACAGAGGGGGCGGAGCGCTGCGCCAAGGAACAGGCACAGGCGGCCGTCAGCAAGGCAAAGGCACGGCGGAACGGACAATGATTTCCTGCTGGATATTGCCCACAGAAGCTTTTCTTTGCGGAAAACGCTATGAAATCTACACCGATTATCGGGATGTTTTAGAAATATTCTCTTATTTTTCTGATCCGGAGCTTCCAAACTATATCAAGTGGGAAATTGCCCTGGCTCTTTTTTATAAGGAAGAGATCCCCAGAAAATGCCGGGCGGAAGCAATGGCGTTTTTATCAGAGTTTCTATGCGGCGGTAAATCGGAAACGCAAAATCCGGGTCCGAGGCTTTTGGATTGGGAGCAGGATGGTGATCTGATTGTTGCCGATATCAACAAGACTGCGGGACAGGAAATCCGGGCTTTGCCGTATGTTCATTGGTGGACATTTCTTTCCTGGTTTCACGCCATTGGCGACGGGCAGCTCAGTACGGTGGTAACCATTCGGGAAAAGCTTTTGAAGGGAAAAAGGCTGGAGGACTGGGAGAAGACATACTACCGTGAACACAAGCAACGCGTGGAGCTGCCGAAACGCTATACAAAGCAGGAGCTGCAGCAACGTCAGCAACTGGAGCGTCTGCTGGATTAATACAAAAAGGCAGGTGAAACAATGGCTGACATACATATGGATAGCCTGAATCAATTTCAAATCGATACTTACGAAGAGGCAAAAGCAGTTCTGAAGGATCTGGGACTGGAATTTTTGATTTTGGGTAAGAAAATCAGGAAGGTGTTTATTGATGCTAAGGATGCCTTGCCCGGTCAGCTTCATAGAAAAATAAAGAGTATCGGAAATATGCTCATGGATGCTTTCCGGGTGGATTCCTGGGAGGATTATGCACAGGCGGCGGCAATCTACGGCGGAACTTTGGCGGGGAGTCTTTATCAACTTCAGCGCAGCTTTTCCGGACTGAAGATGGCTGTCATTCAGGCGGCGGCACCGATTGTTCAGGTGCTGCTGCCTGTTGTGCAGCTGGCAGTGCGTGCGCTGACGGGACTGGCGCAGAGTATTGGCTATGTGCTTCGGATGCTGTTTACAGGTACAGCGGAGGTGCAGGATTATTCTGCCGGTATTCAGGGCGCAGCCACCGCATCCAAATCCCTGAAAAAGACTTTGGCAGGATTTGACCAGATTAACCGTTTAAATGATCAATCGGGAAGCACCGTTGGATATGGGGACATTTTTGGCAGCGGTACCATTCCGCCTTTAAGCGGTGCATGGAAAAAACTGACGGATAAGCTGGTTCAGATGATGGAACCACTGAAAAAGATTGATCTAACCCCGGCAGCGGAATCTCTGGAACGGCTGAGAAAGGCTTTGGAACCCATTACCAGGGCACTGTTTAAGGCACTGGAATGGGCGTGGTACAACATCTTTGTGCCGCTGGCTGAGTGGACGGCGGAGGAATTGCTGCCGGTATTTTTGGATACCCTGACGGCAGCATTGGAGGCACTGGGGCGGATTATTGAAGAATTAAAGCCGCACTTTCATTGGCTGTGGGAAAACTGTCTGAAGCCGTGGGCTGAATGGAAGGCAACCCAGCTGATTGGAGAGCTTCAAGGTGTACAGGATAAACTCAATGGTGTATCCGGATGGATCAGCATCAATCAGGGGCCTGTGGATCAATGGGTATCCAGCGGCATAAAAATGATCGAAACCTTAGGTACAATGGCACAAAAATCTATGGGACTTGCCGGCAGTACCAGCGGATTATCCCTGGCATTCCAGGGACTCCTGGCATTCATCAATTCCTCCAATGGTTCTTTGCAGGGAACAACATTGACGATGGGGGCACTGGCGCAAACGGTAGGTGAGTTGACGGGGGTGTTTTCGTACCTGAAAGACAGCTCTAACGGAACCTGGCTGGCAATAAAGCAGATGTGGGAAAATGCACGCCAGGAACTGAAAACAAAGCTGCTGAGTCCCTCATATGAGGGGGTCAAAAGCACGATGAATGGCGCCATTGGTTTGTTAAACGGCTTGATGAGCGGCGCAACCAGCGGTGTAAACTTTTTGACAAAGGCTCTGAATAAGCTGAGCTTTACCATTCCCAGTTGGGTGCCGGTGCTGGGCGGAAAATCTTTTGGTTTTTACGCATCTCCTTTGCAGGCACCAAGGATCCCCCTGTTGGCACAAGGTGCGGTGCTGCCTGCCAACAAGCCCTTCCTTGCAATGGTGGGCGACCAAAAGCACGGAACCAACATTGAGGCACCGCTATCCACCATTCAGGAGGCGGTTGCTGCTGTTATGCAAGAATATATGGCCAGCAATATGGCTGGGCACGAAGCGACGGTTGCTGTTCTCAGAGAGCTGTTGGAGGCAGTACTGGGAATTTCCATCGGCGACGATGTGATTGCAAACGCGGTCAGTCGCTATAACCAGAAAATGGCAGTAGTAAGGGGTGGTTAAGATGAGAGCTACAACGGAATTATTTATGATCAACGGCGTGCCGATGCTGGTGCCGGATTCTGAGGTTGGTGTCTCCTATGAAGACCTGGACAGTGCCGATTCCGGGCGGGATGAAAGCGGTGCTATGCACCGGATCCCGGTACGGTACAAGGTGGGATCCTGGTCTTTTCACTACGATCACTTGACGGAAGCAGAAAAGCAGTATATGGAAAATATATTCCCGGATGCGGCAGACTTTCAATTCACCCATCCTGACCGCCTGGATGCCTCAGTTTCTGTTACGACCCGTGCCTACCGCAGCAAATACGGTATCAGCTGGAAAAACGCCCGGACAGGCTTATGGAGCAATTACAGCTTCAACATTATTGAGTGTTAGGGGGCAGTGCGATGCTAAAAACGGTGATCGTGCTGCCTGACGGCACAGAGCTTTCCTCCGGCGCAGGTACGGAGAACGCGATCAAAAGTATTGTCGTTACAGAATGTGTAAACGATGGACAGGAACTGATGCTGGGCTCCACCTGCACCAATATGATCGAACTGACCGCCATTACTCCAAATGGCGGTTTTTCTATTGCCAAAGGTGATGAATTTACAGTCTACCGGGAGACTGCAGAAGGTGTTTGCCATAAAGTTGGCTTGTTTACATCGGAAAAACCCACCCGGGCCAGTGCCCACAGCCTGAAGGTGACAGCCTACGATCGCATCAGCTGGTTGGATCAGGATCTGACTGCCTGGATCGCCGGCTTGACAGCGTGGCCGTACACCCTGTATGACCTTGCAAGAATGACATGCCAGCAGTGCGGCGTGCAGCTGCGGAATACAGAGATCCCCAACGGCACTTATTTGGTGCAGCATTTTTCTGCCCAGGGCATTACCGGGCGGCAGATTATGAAGTGGGTGGGGCAGATCGCCGGGCGGTTTTGCAGGGCAACGCCTGACGGAGAGATTGAGTTTGCCTGGTACACACCGTCGGATACGCACATTACAACATACTATCAGGGCGGATTCAGTTATTCAGATTATCAGGTATCACCGATTGAAAAGGTTCAGCTTAAATGCTCGGAGGATGATGTGGGAACGGTATATCCGGATGACCTTTTGGATGCGGTCAACACCTATGCGGTTTCCGGCAACGCGCTTTTGACGGCCACCGGCGCGGATGACCTGAAGCCCATTGCGCAAGCACTGTATGAGCAGTTAAAGGCAGTGACCTACACCCCCTGCAAGATCAGCATCCCGGCGGGCTTTCATATCCACGCCGGAGA